ACGCAAACTATTAATAGTCAAGCGTTTCCTATGTTAGAATATTTAGATACAGTGCGTGAACAACGTACTGGTATTACACGATACTCACAAGGTATGGATGCTGATTCATTAAATAAAACAGCAACAGGTGTAAATACAATATTATCTCAGTCACAAATGCGTGTAGAACTTATTGCTCGTATCTTTGCAGAGACTGGTGTTAAAGACATGTTCTTAAAAATGTTTGAACTAATTGTTAAACACCAAGACAAAGAAAGAATTATTAAAATAAGAAATAACTTTGTTCCGTTTAGACCTATGGAATGGCGTAATCGTTGCAACATTTCTATAAGTGTTGGATTAGGTACTGGTTCAAGAGATCAACAACTTTCTATTTTAAACAATATACTACAAACTCAACTTAAAGGTTTGGAGCTACAAGGTTCGTCTGCAGGGCCTATGGTTAATTTGCGTAACATTTATAACACGTTAACTAAGATTGTAGAAAACGCTGGTCTTAAAAACCCTAATGCGTTCTTTACTGATCCTGACATTGGCCAACAAAACATGCCACCACCACAACCACCACAACCTACTGAGTTTGAAAAAGTATCACAATTACAAGTACAAGGTGAGAACTATAGAAAACAAATAGATAGTGAATTAAAAGTCAAACAATTAGAAAAAGACTATCAAGAAATGATTTTAAAGTTTGAAACTAGAATTAAAGAACTTGAGTTACAGTATGGCACTAAAATTGATGAAGTTGAATTACGTAACAATGCTATGTTAGCTAAAGAAGAGTTAATACAACAAGGTAAGATACAAGAACAAGCACAACGTGCCTTAATTGAACAACAAAAAAATGCACTTGGCAATCTTGACCGCAGACCACAAACTGTGATAAACCCTAACGATGAGCAACAATAAATTAGAAACTGAAAAACAACGTGGTGATAGAGCAAAGTTATTGCTTGAAGAACCATTATTTAAAGAAGCATTTAAACTACTTAAAGATGAGTATCAAAATGCTATGTTTCAAACTAAACATAATGATGATGATGTCCGTAAAGCCTTATGGCAGGCGTATCATATAACTGATAAAGTTGAGAACCATTTTAAAACAGCAATGGAAACAGGTAAATTAGCATCTGTACAACTTAATCAAATTAAAAAGAATTCGAATTAAATCGAATACACCAACCCTATCAGGAGTGTAACATTTAACGAAAGGAGGTTGTTATGGCTGATAACCAAACAACTAACGTAATAGAAGCAGGAAACATTATAAAAGGTCTTATGACTGGTAGTGAATCTGCACCTATTGAAACTGTTCCTACAGAAATATCTGAGGAACCAATAGAAACAGTGGAAACAGAAGAAGGACTTCTTACTGAAGAAACTGAAAGCCCTGATGAGACCGAGTCTTATGAGGCAGAAGAAACATCTGAGTCGAGTGATATACAAGAGAACTCTAAGGAACCGTACTACGCTGTAACCGTTGATGGTACAGATCTATCGGTCAACCTAGAGGAGTTAATTCAAGGGTATCAACGGAATGCAGATTACACTCGTAAAACACAGGAACTTGCACAGGAAAGAACCCAGTCAAGTGAATTTGTCGAACGATCCAAAAAAGACGTTGAAGCTAAACTACAAAGGTTAGACCAACTTAATAACGCTGCACAAGCACAACTACAACAAGAATACGCTGAAGTTGATTTTGAGAAGTTATATGATGAAGATCCAGTAGAAGCTGCTAGACTAGAGCATAAGATGCGTAAAAAACATTCACAATTAGCTCAAGTTTCACAGCAAACTCAAGAGTTACAAGCTCAAGAGTTTAACAAATACTTAGGTGAGCAACAAAAACTTCTTAGTACTAAAGTACCAGAATTACTTGATGACCAAAAAGGCCCTCGTTTTAAACAACAAATGAGAGACTATCTTGGTAACATTGGATTTAATGATTCAGAAATCAATAGTGTGTACGATCACAGATACGTGATGCTTGTTAAAGATGCGATGTCCTATCGTAATCTTCAGAAAGCAAAGCCAGGAATAAGAAAAAAAGTGGCTAATGCTCCTAAGGTTGTCAAAGGTGGAGTGGCTAAAAGTAAAGGTCAAGCTGACGCAGAAGCTAAACGTCAACAACTCTCAAAATTACGTAAGACTGGACAGGTCAGAGACGCTGCTAAGTTTTTTCGTAATTTAGTCTAACAAATAATAAGGAGGCCTTATGGCACAACCAACTAACTTATACGATACGTATGATACTACTGGTATTCGAGAGGATTTGACGGATGTAATTTACAACATTTCTCCAGAAGATACTCCAATACTATCTGCACTTCCTAGAAGTGCGGCTAAAGGAACAAAACATGAATGGCAACTAGATGCACTTGCTGCACCTGCTGCTAACTCTGTTATAGAAGGTGACGATGCAAGTATTGATAACCTTAATGCTGGAGCTACAACTAGAGCTTTTAACTTCACTCAGATTCAAGATAAAGTAATTGCTTTGTCTGGAACTCAGTCAAGTGTAGACGCTGCTGGTAGAGCTGACGAAATGGCATATCAAATTGCAAAGAAATCTAAAGAACTTAAAAAAGATATGGAATTTGCACTAATCAAAGGTACAGTTCAAGAAGCAGGCGATGCTACTGATGCTAGAGATCTTGGTTCACTTCCAACTTGGATTAAGTCTAATGGTGATGCTGGTGCCACTGGTGGTTCTTTATCCACTGGCTCTGGTACTGATTTACCGAATTCAGGTGATGACAGAGACCTTACTGAAACAATCTTAAAAACTGTTATACAAGAAGTTTACACTTCTGGCGGTGACTTAGATTTATTGGTAGTTCCACCATCTGTCAAACAAGTAATCTCAGGATTCAATGCGAACACAACTCGTTTTGGCCCTGCTGATAAAAGAGTAGAATATGCAGCAATCGATGTATATTCATCTGACTTTGGTGACATCCAAGTAGTACCTAACAGAGTTATGGCAACGACTAATGAGAAACTTTGTTTCTTACTTCAGTCTGACATGGCTGCTGCTGCGTACCTAAGAGATTTCCAAATTGGCGATCTTGCTAAGACTGGTGACTCAGAGAAAAAACAACTTCTAGTTGAATGGACTCTGGAAATGCGTAATGAAGCTGCACACGGCATCATTCTCGACATTAACCAATAAGACTAATTAGGGGAGACTTAGGTCTCCCCTTTTATTAATAAGGAAAGAATATGAATAGTCCAACCACATTTAAACCAGGTGCTACCCAAACTGTAGCTGTAGGTACATCATCTGCTGCTTCAAATGCAATTAACGCACAAACAACTGCACTAAGAATTGTTGCTACTGTAGACGCTTTTGTAGAAATTTCATCTGGGCCAACTGCAAGTTCAGCTTCATTTATTTTACCAGCATTTACTGTTGAGTATTTTAGAGTTTCTGGTTCTGATAAAGTAGCTTTTTTAAGAGTAGGTTCTGTAACAGGAACTTCCAGAGTAACAGAACTAAGCCAGTAATGAGACCAGCTTTTTTTGGCATAAGAAGTCAAGACAGATACCGTAATCGTAGGACAGATGTGCCTAACGATGCTATTAACCTAGAAGATTTAACATACCTATTATTAGAAACAGGCGATAACATCATACGTGAAGATGGTGTAGGTGTTTCTTACTTTACTGATACTCCTATACAAAACTAATGGAGTTTAGTGAATTAGTAAATATTATAAAGAACAAAGAGCAAAGCTCTAAACAACAAATTAAAAACAAACAAAGATTAAAAGTTTTAAGAAAGAGGATTAAAAATGGCTGATAGTAAGATTAGTGCATTGACAGCATTGACGTCTGCTGCTGCTGCTGACGTATTACCTATTGTAGATACCAGTGCAACTGCAACTAAGAAAATGACTATAGAAAATATATTTAAAAACATACCTGTAAGTGTAGGTGTTAATGAAGGCACACCACTTGCTAAGTTGCACGTAACTAGAGATGCGGTAAATCATTCAACACAAAGTTCACTAGCACCAATATTTGTTGAAGATGATAATAGACCAGGTATTTTTTTCTCAGGTAATTTAAACAACATAGGTATTATACAATTTGGTGATAACTCATCAATTAATGCTGGTGAGATTTTTTATGCTCATAGTGATGATAAGTTTAGTTTTAGATGTGCAGGTACTGTACAAGCAACTTTAGCTGATGGTGTATTAGCACCAGAAACAGATTCAGATGTAGATTTAGGTACAACCTCTTTACGCTTTAAAGATACATTTGTAGATTCTATTACTGTTACTGGTGAAATTGATGGTGCTTCTCTTGATATTGAAGGCAATGCAGATATTAATGGTACTACAAACTTAGACGTAGTAGATATTGATGGAGCTGTAAACATGGCAACTACTGCCCTTGTTACAGGCGTGCTGACAACAACAGCAGCTACAGTTTTTAATGGTGGGTTTGCTAGTAATGCTGACTCTACTATGGGTACTGACAAGAAAATTCAATTTCGTGATGCTGCAATCCACATTAGCTCAAGTGCTGATGGACAGCTTGACCTTGTTGCAGATACAGAGATTCAGATAGCTGCTACTACAATTGATATTAATGGTGCTATTAATGCAAGTGGCGAAATTATTGCTGCTTCTCTTGATATTTCAGGAGCCATAGACGTAGACGGAACATCTAACCTAGACGTAGTAGATATAGACGGTGCAGTAGATATGGCTAGTACATTAACTGTAGCTCAAGCTATTAATGGCTCATTAAAAAGATGGACAGCTAAAACTGCAAACTATACATCAGTAGCTGGAGACAGACTATTGGCTGATACTGCAACAAGTGGTGCATTTACAATTACATTACCTTCAGCACCTGCTGTAGGAGATGAGATACATATACTGGACAGTGCTGCAAATTTTGACAGTGCTAACTTAACAGTAGCAAGAAATGGAAAGAAAATACAAGGAGCAACTGCCGATTTAACTATAACTACAGAGAATACAGGTATTGGACTTGTATTTATGTCTGACACTTATGGTTGGAGAATATTAGTAGATGCTTATGATGTAGATCCAACAGAGCTGTAATATGACAACTGAAGTTTATAATTCACAAAATAAAGATATTTATGTAGATGAGGCAACGCATAAGTTAGTTATAAAAAAAACTCAAGATACTACTAATATATTAGCACAAAATAAAATAGCTCGTAACCACAGATCATTAGAACAAAAAGGTGAGTTTCAACGTATTGCACAAATACCCTTAATTGCATTACAAATAAAAACTAAAGAACGCTTTGGACATTCTAATTGGCATCAGTTGCACAAAGAAACACAACGTGAATTAATTAAAGGTATGGTTAATAGTAATGAATTTCAAAACTTTAGGGTTGGAGAGAAACGATTGTAATGGCTTTAAATAACTATTCAAACTTACAAACTTCTATTGCTAATTTTTTAGCACGTGATGATTTAGCTGCAGAGATTGTAGATTTTATTGCATTAACAGAAGCAGACTTTAACCGTAGATTAAGAATACGTGCAATGGAAAACTCTAGTTCTTTTACTATAGATTCTGAACAAGAAACATTACCTACAGGTTTTTTGCAAACAAGAAGTTTTGTTTTAACAACTAACCCTAAAACTGCATTACAATTTATGACTCCGTTTCATCAAGCAGAAACACAAGGTTCAAATGAAAGTGGTAGACCAAGAGCTTATTCTATAGAAGGCACTAACTTTAGATTTAGTCCTAAACCTGATGCTACCTATACAGCTAACATAGTTTTTTATAAAGCCTTTGATACATTAAGTTCATCGGTAGCAACTAATCATATTTTAACTACCCATCCTGATGTTTATCTTTATGGTGCGTTATATTTTGCTAGTACATTTATTCGTGGTATGGATGGACAAACAGTAGCACAATTTAAAGGTCAATACGAAGCTGCACTACAACAAGTAGAAATGGCTGATGAAAAAGACAAATATAATGCTACTCCATTAGTTCAAAGATCAGGTATTAATATTAATAATTTTGATAACGTATAATGCAAGTTCCTTTTGCAGAATGGTTACCTGACCTACCAACTCATTTAAATCCTGGTGCTACAGAAGCTACTAACGTATTTCCTGCAGTAAACAGTTACCGACCATTTAATGACATAGCAGTTACTTCAAGTAATGCTGTTACTGCAAGATGTCAGGGTGCAAGAGCTTTTAAATCAGACAGTGGTGCTATATCTATTTTTGCAGGTGATGCTACTAAGTTATATAAACTAACATCTAACGCTTTTGTAGATGAAAGTGGTGGTACTACGTTTAGTTTTTCTGCTGAGTCCTATTGGGATTTTTCTAGATTTGGTGAAGTAATTATTGCTTTTAATGGTGACGATGCTCCGCAAGCATGGACATTAGATTCATCAACTGACTTTGCTGCATTAGCAGGTTCACCACCAGCATTTAGACATGCTGCAGTTATTGGTAATTTTTTAGTTACAGGCTTTCAACCTGCTGCACAAAACAAAGTACAATGGTCTAGTTTTAATGATCCGACTTCATGGACTGCAGGTGTCAATCAATCTGACTCTGAAGTATTACCTGAAGGTGGAGTTATTACTGGTGTTACTGGTGGACAGTATGGACTAATATTTCAAGAAGATCGTATCACTCGTATGGATTATCGTGGTGGTAATGTTGTGTTCTCATTTAGACGTATAGAAGAAAACAGAGGTGCGGTACAAGGTAAAAACGTAATACAAGTTGGTAACCTAGTGTACTATCTATCAGAAGATGGTTTCTACGTAACTAACGGTACGCAATCACAACCTATTGGTGCAAACAAAGTAGATCGTTTCTTTTATAATGATTTAAAGTTTGAGTTAAGAGAACGTGTTAGAGCTTCTTACGACCATGAAAACAAATTAGTTATGTGGTCATATCCATCAGCTACAGGTACAAACGCTGGCATCCAAAACGATAAGATTATTATTTATCATCTTGCTAGTCAACGATGGTCGTTAGTAGAACTAGATCACGAAGTTATTATTGATTATTTATCACCTGGATTTACATTAGATGAACTAGATGATTATCCTACATCAGGTGCAGATGATTTAGATGCTATTAGCATATCTTTAGATAGTGCAGCATTTATTGGTGGACTGAGAACATTAGGTGTATTTAACACTTCACATTTTCTTGGATCTTTTGGTGGTGATGCTTTAGCAGCATCTATTGGTACTAATGAAACTGAAATATTTCCTATGCATAGATCACTAGTTACACACGTTAGACCTATAGTAGATACAAGTTCTGCTACAGGTACAATAAGTTTTCGTAATAGAGTTGCTGACTCTAGCACGACTTCTAGTGCGTCTAGTATGCACGCTACAGGAACGATACCGTTTCACAAATCAGCAAGATATTTTAAATTTAACTTACAAATACCAGCAGGTACCACTTGGTCAGATGCACAAGGTATTGATGTAGAAGCTATCAAAGAAGGATATAGATAATGGCAATACAAGGAGGTGGTTTTTTAGCACCAAACCCAAACGAAATAGATCAGTTATTTAGACCAATTAATGGATTAAGGCCAGCTCGACCTGGCGGTCAGTTTGTTCAATTTGGTCAACAATCACCAATACCTATTTCTAGTGATCCAATGCCTAACAACAATCCTGGAGCTGGTATTTCACCACAAAGCCCTTATGTTAATGAAAGTTTTGTTCCTGATAACAGTACATTTATTCCTTTACCAGATCCTAGATTTGGAACAGGAGGGTCAAGAATAGGCGATCCTTCTGTGCAACCTACATTAATACAAAATCAAATGTTTCAGCCACCCATGCAACAACCTGTGCAAAATCAAATGCCTGTTGCAAATTCATATTTAGAACAGTTACAACAATCTGCAGGCTTACTTAATGGTCAAATACGAAATGTAGTTCCTCAAAATAGATTTGTGGGAAACCAATTTGAAATGCCTTTTAATTTCAATAATCAAAGTGGATTTGGTAGTACTTATAATCCAAGTAATTTTAATTACACACCACAACCATTTAACCAATACGGTAATGTACCTGTAACTGGTAACATACCGTCTAACGTATCTACTACTACAACTATGAATGATCGTGAAGGTCGAAGTGGTGAACGTGGTTCTTTTGGAAATCAAGATAATATAAGCACTGAATTTGTAGGTAACAGAGGTTATAGAATTGGTGGAGATGGTAGAGTAGAAGAATTAGACCCTGAATCTCTTGATTATAAATTTAATAAATTTGCATTTGATGCACTTAACTTAGCAAAAATAAATCCTCTTAACCCATTAGGATACATAGATAACATGTCACAAAGATTAGATCCTGATATTATGTCACAAATACAAGGTTTTGAATCTAATAATCCACAAAGTTTAACTTTTGGAAAAGGAATAAACCAAGCTATAAATGAAGTTTTTGGTAGTAATTTACAAGGTGCTTTAACTAATAATCCTACAGGCGGTCTTACAGAAACTCAACTACAAGGATTGATAAACACCCCTTCACAAAATTTAAGTTTACCACAGCCAACAACTGTTGCTGATTTGATAGGAATGACTCAAGGTTTAAATACAGGAGGTGGCGGCGGTGGCCGTGAAGGTGGAGCTGGCAGCAGTGGTTCAAATAGAGACGGAACAAGCGGTTGTTTTGTTAAAGGCACTATGATCCAAATGGCTGATGGTACTGAAAAAGAAATAACATCTATTAATGTAGGTGAAGAAATTAAAGGTGGTGTTGTAGAAGCAAAAACTGAATTTATGCCACATAGAGTATATGACTATAAAGGTATTAAAGTTTCTGGATCACATTTAGTTATGGAAGATGATGAAATGGTTACTATTGAAAACAGTAAACATGGTGTTCTCACAGACATAATTGAACCTGTATATGTATTTGAAACATCAGGTAGAAGAATGTGGATTAATAACATTGAGTTTGGTGATTATATGACAGGATCTGATAAACAATGGGAACCTCATGTAGAAGCTATGCGTCAAACAATTAATAGAGAAATTAGAGATGGCAAGTAAGATAGACCTACAATACATCTATCAAAACATTGACTCAAGTGAGGAATTTCAATTAATTGTAGAAGAACTAACTAATCAACTAATACGTTATCACAACGATGAAAATCAGGAGGTTACATCATGGTTTCTAGCTTAGATCAATGTAAGAATTGCGAACATAGTTGTCATTGTGGAAACAATGGTGTCTGTGTAACTTGTAAATGTGCGAATTGTGAACATAATGCTCTAGATGAGTTTCACAAAAATCTTAGTGATGGTTTTAAAGAAAGTGTTGAGTAATGGCTCATACCTACAAAAATGCAAAGGTAGATCTAACTACAACTAATGCTACAGCATTAATTACTGTAGCTAGTGGTACTACTGTTATTGTCAAATCTATCATAATATGCGAAGATAGTAACAATGATGATAGTGTGTCATTAACCATAGTAAATGGTGATGATACGTTTCAGTTTTTAAAAGATGCATTCGTTGGAGCTAAAGCTACTATACAAGGTATGGGTGGACACAACTCTACATTAGTTTTAACTACAGCAGACGTATTAAAAGCAACTGCTACAACAGCTAATAGACTACACGTTATCACAAGTTATTTAGAAATTACATGATCGGCATAGTACAGATACCACAAGAAAATATAGAGTCAGTATGGAACTTAGTAGACGATTCAATCACTAAAGCCCTAGCTTATTCAGGACATCATTATAATACTAATGATGTATTTGAAGCCTGCTCTAAAGGTGATTGTCAACTATGGCTTGGTTGGGATGAGACATCAAAAAACAAATTAAAGGCAGTAGTAGTGACTAGAATCATTATTAGGCCTAATAGCAAAGTAGCTAACATTTTTATCTGTACAGGTAAGAATAGAAAAGACTGGCAAGATGGATTGCACGACATTGAAAAATGGGCTAAAAGTAATAAGTGTACGCACTTTGAAACTTATGCCAGACCAGGTTGGTCAAAAATATTAAAACAAAAAGGGTTTAAAACAACCCATTATTTACTAGAAAAGAAATTGGAGAAATAAGTATGTCAAGTGGTGGTGGAAATCAAACAACAGTTCAAAGAACAGAGCCTTACGCACCTGCAGAACCCTATCTACAGGATATATTAGGCGAAGCACAAAATATATACCGTAGTGGTGTAGGCAGATCATTCTTTCCTGGTAGCACCGTAGTACCGTTTGCTAATCAAACTCAAGAAGCTCTTAATTTACAACAAGCTGCAGCCTTAGAACAAGCACAAAACTCACCATTACAAGCACAAGCTGCACAGACTTTTGGACAGTTTGCTATGAGTCCACAATCTTCTTATGCAGGTTTAACCCCACAAGCTGATTATTTATCAGGTATTCGTTCAAACATTACCTCTGACGTATTAGGTGATGTACAATCACAGTTTGGTGGTATGGGTAGAACAGGTACCTCACCTATGGCACAACAAGCTGTAGCCAGAGGAGTTACTCAAGGTTATGCACCTATTGCTGCACAGTTAGCTTCACAAGAACGTGGTAGAGAACAATCAGGCATGGAATCAGGTTTTGGTAGACAGTTACAAGCTGCAGGACAATTACCAGGTATTCAACAAGGTATGGACATGCGTAGACAACAAGCTATTGGTCAATTAGGTGGCGTAGGCTCTGCGTATGAAAACTTAGCACAAAGACAATTACAAGATCAAATTCAAAGATTTCAATTTGGTCAACAATCACCAATGAAT